CAAAAAGAAACGCCGTTCGTCGGTAAGTCCTACGCAACGATCCTTAGCTGCTCTTCGTGAGCGTGGTTACTTGTGTCAGATCGTCGAACACTGGAACCCGTGGGCCAGGATCAGGCAGGACTTGTTCAACATAGGCGACATTCTCTGTCTTAAGGACGAGGAGACACTCTTAGTTCAGACAACTTCCAGAGCTAACGTATCAGCCAGGGTGAAGAAGATTGCAGAGAGTGAGCATCTTCCGGCTATCTTGCGAGCAGGATGGAAGATAGAGGTTCACGGATGGGGTAAGTTGAAAGAAGGGTGGACTTGCAAGGTTGTGGAGATCTGATAAGATTAGTTTGTCTGTGTGGCGCAGATGTAAGCCGTTAGGAATGTACCCTGCCCCTTTTCCCCAAGGGGACTGCCACCAGGGTGCATCCTTAACGGCTTTTTCTTTTTCTACCAGACCGTACTCCGAGCGTTATCAAGAACCTGCATGGGTTGCGCGGAAGTAAACACCGGCTGGCGAAACACCCCGTTTCATGCCGATCCAGACTGTCAGTGAGGTACTGGACAAAGCCTCTTGTACATGGGTGGGACAAGCAAGAGGTGGAGAGAATCGCTGGCTTAGGCTGTGCTAGGCAGGGAACATCCAGAAGAGACCCCTGCTGGGCAAGGTGATGGCTACCACCCTTGGGGAAGTTATGTCTAAAAAGAAAGAATATGTAGAGATTGTCAACAAGACGACAGTCAACAATAAAAATAAGGTTTACATTGAGATTTCCTAACAACAGGAGAAAACAATGTTTGAGGAGTTCTGGAGCAAATACCCAAGAAAGGTCGCTAAACGTGCTGCACAAAAAGCATGGGCCAAACTATCACCACAAGAGCAAAAGTCTGCTGTAGAGGCTCTGGTGACGCATAACAAGTATTACCAAGTGAAGGGTACGGGACAGGAGTTCATCCCGCATCCTGCTACGTGGTTGAACCAGGGAAGATGGGAAGACGAACTAGAAATTGCACCCGCACAAGAGAAGGTTGTTGTGTGGTGGGCTACAGAAAAAGGCACTGCTGAAATGGCAGCGAAAGTAAATTGTCCTGCTAGGCCAGGAGAGGATTGGAACTCTTGGAAGGCAAGGATCTCTGAAAAGTTGAGGGCGGCATGAACAGAGAAGAAATAATCCGCATGGCGCGGGAGGCAGGGCTTGATCCTGACCTATGGAACTACACCGATGCTTTTGAACGCTTTGCCGCCCTTGTTGCTGCTGCCGAGCGAAACAAGCTGGCCGCATGGATGATGAGCCAAGGTTACGCAACCGGCCACGGAGACACCGTGGAGGACTTGCTGAAAGAGCTTGAGTGGCAAATTGAAGAGCGCATAAGAAACGAGCGTGAGGCGTGTGCTGAATTAGCCTTGCAAGGGACGGACGAACCGGTGCAAACCAAGACGCTCGAGATCTTACGCAAAGAACGTGAGCGTATTGCCGCCGCCGTACGAGCAAGGGGACAGTCATGACAGACAAAGAAAAAGCCTACGCACTGCTAAGAAAGCTAGCAGACGAAACGACTTATGTGATGGTGCATCCTAACGAGCTAAAGATTCTTTTAGACGATCTTGACCATATGAGGCTGAGAGTAAGGATCGCTAGAGAAGAACTTAGTGATGCTTGGCAGCTTTATAGGGGGGATATGGCATGAGCGAAAACAAAACAGCAAAGACACCGACAGACGACGGACATGTAGCGCATGTTTACCTGTTCGAGAAAACGGGCAGGCCAATGGTCGCATGGGATAACGCTAAAGATATAAAGCTAGGAGACAGGCTTTACGCCGCACCAAAGCAATGGGTTGGGCTGACGGATGAGGAAATAAACAGCGTGCGTCATAACCGAGATTGGACTGCGCCTTGGACTGATACGACTTTTGCCCGTGCCATCGAAGCCAAGCTAAAGGAGAAGAACAAGTGGTAAATATCGTAACAGGACTACGACTGAAAGAATCAAGTTAAAGGGGCGCAATCAATGAGCGGCGATCACAATATGAAAGAAAGAGACCCTAAAGGCTTGGATCAACACGCTCCAGGGGCAAAACTAGACGCAGAAAAACAAAGGCCATCATTAGTGTTTGAAGATATGTTTAGGGCTTTGAATGCAGTGATAGCCGTCGGCGAATATGGGGCCAGGAAGTATTCTTATGGTGGCTGGCTGTCTGTAGAGCATGGTGAACAACGTTACACCAACGCTATGTACAGGCACATACTTGCAGAAAACGAAGATGGTTACGACAGAGATACACAATTGTTACACGCTGCACACGTTGCATGGAACGCAATGGCGAGGCTTGAATTGATGCTTCGCAGCGGAGAGTGGTCACTAAGATACGGGGATGACAATGACTGACGAGCAAAAAAAGATTCTGACTTACCTGAAAAAGCGTAAGACACCTGCTGACTTAAGGTCAGTGAGGCTACAGACAAAGATCGACAAACAGACGACGGTGAATTGTCTAAACGCTCTGCTTAAAAAAGGCTGCATCAAAACATCGTTTAGGATAGACCCGTTTACTAAGGAACGTGTTTGGGAGTGGGTCAAGGACGAGTACGAGGCCAAGAAGGTATCTAGGCCGAAGAAGAAGTTTAAGCCTGTCTTGGCTAAACAAGAAGAAGGCGTGGACATTAGTTTCTTTAATAATCCATTCAATCTGAGGGTCGCATGAACTTACACGAAGCAGCAGCTATGAGTGCAGCGCAGGACATCATCGAGCAAGCACAAACAACAAGTGCGCTGGAGCAACGAGCACTAGCGATTGTCAACCTTTCCATAGATCTTCATAAGAGGGCGATAGACCTTCGCCTGCAAGCAGAAGAAATTTTGAAGGAGATCAGATTCCAATGATTGAGGGCATACTTTTAGGTTTCAGTCTTGGGTGGTTCTGCCATATCATTTTTGACTTTTACAGGGTAAAATAATGGCAAGCTCCTTCCTCTCCCTCGCCCGACTCTGTGTTGGGCATTTTTTTGTATGAAAGCAGCCGTTTTTAGCGCGATTTTCGGGTCGCATGACCCACTACATTACGCGGTCAAACAAAGCGTTCCTACGGACTTCTACGTGATCCTGGACACCATTCCTGACACACAGGGATGGAAGCAGTTAGTCATCCATCCAAAAAGAGAAGCGAGACTAGAAGCTCGGTACTACAAGACCCACATAAACGAGTACTTCCCAGACGAGGACTATGTGATCTGGGTAGACGGGTCGATCAGGATTACAAGCCCTGATTTTGTGAAGTACATGATTTCTCAAGCCGGAGATACGCTTGCAGCCTTTCAGCATCCCTGGAGGAACTGTATTTACGAGGAAGCCGAAGAATCATGGAACATGAGAAAGTACGTCAACCAACCCATTCGAGAGCAGGTTGAGCAATACCGGCAAATGGGCTGGCCGGAACAAGCAGGGCAGATCGCAACAGGGGTTATGTGTTGGAATGGAGGTTACCTTCGTTCAGACACCGTAGGAAAGTTTCTCGACCACTGGTGGCATGAGATCAAAGAATGGTCTGTGCACGATCAATTGTCGTTTCCTGTCTTAGCTGAGTTAAACGGCATTGTGGTTAACGGTTGCGATAAACCATTGATGGATAACGAATATTTTAAGGTGGTTGCAGGCCACAGAATGGAGGGGTATGAGAAAGTGTCCGATACTGATATGTACGGTAGGGAGTCCAAGTCTTGAAATCACGTTGTCGAGCATCCGTCTATACGCCAAAGATGCGCCTATATATCTGTCGAGTCGGGCCGAGACAATGGACGCACGAATTTACAAATGGGTACTCAATTCGTCGGGTAATTTTGGTGATGCCTACAACCGGATCATGGACGACGCATTCCAACATCACGATGCAGTCATCATCGCCAACGACGACATCTGCCTGACTCCAGATTCTTATAGACTTATTCTTGAGGATGCAGATCATCTACAAAGGGCAGGGCATAAGATCGGTGTTTTAGGTGCGAGGTCGGATTACATCTTGGAAGCCCAGAACATTCGGTTCGAGGGTGGTGCAAGAAACGGTTTAAAGTGGGCAGAAGAACAGACGATCAAAGAAACGGGTGTTATTGCGCCGATCTTTGCTTACATCACGAAGGAAGCCTTCCAAACGGTCAGGTTTCCTCCCATCAACTGGTTTTCAGATAACGTCTTTTGTCATACACTTACGGTATGTGACTTTAAGCATTTTGTTTCAAGGAGTTACGTTCATCACGCAGGCAGTCAAAGTGTGGGCAAGGACGACTCCAAGAACATCAAGGAGGCAGCAGCATGGATGTGGGCAAACGAACCAGGGATAGCAAGACACTACCGTCTCCCTACAGAATGAAAGTGCCTCCTGTACCTATCAGGTACGACAGGAAAGTAGGTATTCCTTTACAACCCAAGGAAAAGAAATGAAAGGCTTGCTTTCCCCAAAGGTAATGATCGTTATCAAAGACGAGGAAGATGACGAGAGTTGTCCGCTTCCAACGCAAGACGAGGCTTTGAACGAAGAGAACAAGGCCATCGCAAAAGAGAAGGCAATGTATGGCCCTGAACGAGAGGGTGATACGCAGTTCTGGAGAGACTTAGGCGCAAAGTGGCGTATCTCTGCAAGCCAAGCTCAAGAAAGGCGTTGCGGTAATTGTGAATACTTCGACATGGACATGGAGGATTGCCTGCCAGAAGGTGCGGGTTATTGTCACCAGTGGAACTTTATGTGTGCGCCGGACAAGTCCTGCGCTTCTTGGGAGATGGGCGATGAAGAAAGCGATATGGGAGAAGGCGAGACCGAAGAAACTGGGGAAGAGTGAACCTCTTTCTAAGTCTGAGAAGAAGTCCGCTAAGGCTATGGCCGCATCTGCTGGCAGACCTTACCCGAATCTTGTGGATAACATGAGAGCAGCGAGGAAGAAATGAAAAAGACCAAGGCTGAGAAGAAGATCAGTAAGGTTTACAACGAGTTTGGTAAAGGACAACTCCACTCAGGTAAGGGTGGGCCAGTTGTCAAGAGTCAGAAACAGGCGGTAGCGATTGCCCTATCTCAAGCTGGCAAAGCTAAAAAGAAATGACTGCCGCTTGGACTAGGAAAGAGGGTAAGAACGCTAAGGGTGGCCTGAACGAGAAGGGTCGGAAATCTTACGAGGCTGCAAACCCTGGTTCTAACCTGAAGGCTCCTGTTAAGAGCGGAGATAACCCGCGTAGAGCGTCTTTCCTAGCAAGGATGGGTAACATGCCAGGGCCAGAGCGTAAACCTGATGGTAGCCCTACTAGACTGCTTCTCAGTCTAAAGGCATGGGGTGCAAGTAGTAAGGAAGATGCAAGAGCGAAAGCAAAGGCAATCTCGGCGAGGAACAAGAAGTGAAGCGTAGGATTGGTTTGTTAGGTATAGAAGAACCTGAACCGACACCTATGCCCACAAGTTTGCTTGGGCAGATAGATCCGTCTAAATACCAGCAACTGACAAGCGATAACAAAAACCTATCGGTTGAGTACAAGCCGCTTAATTTTGATGCTTTACTGAAAGCAAAGGTGTTTAGGGTTACGAATCAAGGAAATCAAGAAGGAGGTTTTTCGCAAGATCCTTCTACTGGGTTTTCGCTTGTTTCTGCTTACAACGATGCAATTGGAGACGGAGAAGGTACTGCTAAATGGCCTGACAATCCGAAGTTTTATGGTGTTGTTAAGGAGATGTTTGAAACTAGGCCAAACGACATTGGGGCGCATAAATACATGCAGATTTTGCAATCCGCAAGGGATCTTGGGATACCAGACGAAAATATTTTTTTGGATATTGAAAAAAAGCGTCGAGGTTATCAATGAAGCGCAGAAAAGGTCTGCTGGACGAAGAGAAGTTCCTGCCTCCGCTGCCGGAGCAGTTGCCGAGAGGTGTGAGTTCGCTTCCAGGGTACGGGCAGACGAGTCCTGTAGCACAAGGTCTACTAGGGTTTACAGGTAGGAATCCGACGTATTCAGTGATGAGTCCAGAGGCACAGCAGATGTCTGATGCTTACAGACTAGGTGAGCAGGCAAGTGTTGCTAGTCAGTTGTACGGGTCTATGCTTCCTTTTGCGGCAGCGTCAACGATGGCAAGCGCACAACGAGCAGGAAGTTTGTTGAGTCCGCTGACTGTGTTTCATGGTTCGCCGCATAAGTTCAGTAAGTTCGACGCAAGCAAGATCGGAACAGGTGAGGGAGCGCAGGCTTACGGACATGGGTTGTATTTCGCTGAGAATCCTGCTGTAGCAAAAGATTACCAAAGAAGATTATCCGACCAGGCTAACTCTTTTGAGTGGCAGGGTTCGCTTTACGAAAAAAGCGGGGTTAAAGATCCTGTTACTCACGCGTTAGGGCTTACTTATCATCAAGGATCTGCTTTTGCTAAAAAAATAGCAAAGCAAGGAATTGCTGACGCTAAAGCTGGTGACGCTTTTGCTTTAGATATGGGCGGGGTTGATTATTACCAAAAAATGCTTGATGTTGCGAGCAAAGCGAAGAAGTCAGATATAAAACCTATAAGTGGTGCTTTTTATAAAGTAGACCTACCAGACGAACAAATAGCAAAGATGCTGGATTGGGATAAGCCGCTTGGTAAACAATCGAAAGAAGTGCAAAAAGCAATTGCTCAAACTCGTTCTGCTTTGCCACAAAATGCTATTGATGACTTAGGCGGAGACCTTAGTTTGATGTATGGCCCTAACGTTACCCCAGAACAGTTTTTGAATACATGGGAATCGCTTGGTTTAAGAAATGCCGGAGAAGCCGCTTTGCAAAAAGCTGGAATTCCAGGAATACGTTACTTAGATGCAGGCTCAAGAGGTAAAGGCGGTACAAGTAACTTTGTCGTATTCCCAGGCGAAGAAAGTAAACTAAGGATCATGGAAGTAAACGGAAAACCTGTAGTCATAGACGAAGAAGAGCTAAGACGATCAGGGTTGCTAGGTGTTGCACAGTAACAACAGAAGGATAGTAAAATACAGTGGAAAACAAATGGATTCCTCCAAACGCAGGATTAGGTAGACCGAAGGGTGCGCCTAACAAATCTACTGCGGCAGTTAGGGAAGCCATTGCAAAGATGGCGGAACTAAACGCACCTCGTTTTGCTATATGGCTAGACGAAGTAGCGCAGAAAAGCCCAGAAAAGGCTTGCGATATTTACTTGAGGGCTATCGAGTACCACATACCTAAATTGGCAAGCACGAGATAACAGGTCAGGACGGGCAACCAGTTAGTATGCAAATATCATGGGCGCAACCAGAATAATCATCCCGTATGCACCGCGAGCGCAACAGCTACAGATCCACCATGCGCTTGCAGACAAGCGATTCGGAGTCGTTGTGGCTCATCGTCGTATGGGGAAATCAGTCTCTGCTGTCAACCATCTCATTAGGGCAGCGATAGAGAACACAAAGGAGGCTCCAAGATATGCGTTTATTGGGCCTACCTACTCTCAGACCAAACGAGTCATCTGGGATTACCTCCTCAAGTTTACCGAGCCCCTTAACGCCACTGCCAATATTGCAGAACTTAGGGTTGATTTCTGGGGCAGACGCATCCAGCTTGCAGGGTCTGATAACCCAGACTCTCTTAGAGGACAGTATTTTGACGGGGTTGTATTCGACGAATTTGGAGACCAGAACCCTAAAATTTGGTCGGAAGTGGTTCGTCCGGCCTTATCGGACAGAATGGGATGGGCGTTGTTCCTCGGAACCCCAAAGGGAAACAACCACTTCAAAAGCCTGAGAGACCATGCAGAGCAGCATAACGATTGGGCATTGCTTGAGTTCCGAGCATCCGAAACTGGTCTTATCCCTCAGACTGAACTCGATGCAGCCAAGTCCGAGATGGGAGATGATAAGTACCTGCAAGAGTTTGAGTGTTCCTTTGACTCAGCAATCGAAGGAAGTTACTACGGGCAGCTTCTCAATGAGCTACCGTCTGAAAGGTTCCATGACATTCCTGTAGATGGTTTAGCTAAGACTTATGTGCCTGGGACTTAGGAATAGGCGACTCCACTGCAATCTGGGTTTGTCAGAGAGTTGGCCTAGAGACACGACTCATTGACTTTGTTGAGAACCACGGTCAAGGGCTCGATTGGTATGTGAACTGGCTGAGAACGAATCACTACGAACTAGCCGAGCAGTTACTGCCTCACGATGTTCAGGTTAGGGAATTAGGCTCAGGAAGATCTAGGCTAGAACTCCTGCAAGAAGCAGGGTTAAACATCACGATTGTGCCGAGAATGGGTGTTGACGATGGGATACAAGCCGTGAGAAGGCTAATTCCCTTTTGTTGGTTCGACTCCAAGACTAAGCGTGGAGTGGACGCGCTAAGGAATTATCGGCGACAATACGACGATAAGCGTCAAGTTTATTGGGATAAACCTCTTCATGATTGGGCATCTCATGCTTCTGACGCATTTCGGTATTTAGCGGTTGGTATGTCCGAGACAACATCTTGGTCAAAGCCTCTGAAACCTAACGTATCTTGGGTGGTCTAAATGGATGACGGACGATTAAAGGCGATTCTCCAAGGTGAGATTGATAACGCGATAGGTTTCTTGGAGACCGAGACGGTCGAGCAGCGCAAGAATGCGCTTACGGCCTACATGCGTGATCCCTACGGGAACGAGGTAGAGGGTCGCTCTCAGATCGTTACGGGTGAGGTTGCAGAAGCGGTAGACGGAATGCTTCCGCCTCTCATGCGTCTTTTTACTTCTGCTGACCAGATCGGTGTATTCGAGCCTGTAGGCCCAGGTGATGAACCGCTAGCCCAACAAGCAACCGAGTACACAAACTGGGTGCTCATGAAGCAGAACCCAGGCATCTCGATCATGCACGACTGGTTCAAGGACGCGATCCTTCAGAAGGTCGGGGTTATTAAAGCCTACTGGGATGACTCGATAAGCGTCACTAAAGAGCAGTACGCAAACCTTACCGACGATGAATTGGCTCTCATCATGTCTGATGGCACGATGGAGATCGCAGCACAAGAGACGGTTGAGCAGGATATTGACGGTCAAGTCATGCGCGTCCATAACGTAGCGCTGATGAAGAAAACAAAGGCCGGAAAGATCAAGATCGAGAATGTGCCTCCCGAAGAGTTCTTGATCTCTAAGGCAGGCAAGACGGTAAGAGATACACCTTTCGTCGCGCACAGAAAACTCATCACAAGGTCTGATTTGGTTGCGATGGGGTTTGACGCTGAGATCGTGATGAACTTGCCTGTCTACAACGATCTTGAGTTCTCTGCCGAGTACATTGCACGATACAACCGAGACGAGCAGCCTTACATGGAGCCAAGTCTTGATAAGTCCATGCAGACGGTTGAAGTGTTTGAGTGCTACCTAAAGACTGACTACGACGGAGATGGGATTGCAGAACTAAGACGGGTTCACTTTTCGGGGAATGAAATCTTAAGCAATGAAGAGACCGACTATGTGCCGTTTTACACCCTCTGTCCTATTCCGATTCCTCATCGCTTCTTTGGGGATTGCCCTGCTGACCGTACAGTTGATCTCCAGCTTATCAAGACTACTCTAACGAGGCAGATGCTTGATAACCTGTACCTACAGAACAACTCTCGTATGGGAGCAGTTGAGGGTCAGGTCAACCTCGATGATCTCTTAAGCGTTACGCCTGGTGGTGTCGTTAGGATGAAGAATCCTGGCGCACTTGTTCCCATCCAGGTCAATCCTGTTGCTCAACAGGTATTCCCGTTCATGGAGTACCTGGATTCGATCCAAGCCAAGCGTACGGGCGTTACAGAGGCTTCCCAAGGGTTAGACCCCAACATCCTACAGAACGTGACTGCTGCGGCCATAGCAGCCCTTACGCAAGCCTCACAAGGCAAGATTGAGTTAGTCGCTAGGATCTTCAGTGAAACGGGTGTAAAAGACTTATTTAAAGGGTTATTACATCTTCTGTGCAAGTACCAGGACAAAGCAATCATCATTCGGATGCGCGGCCAGTATGTTCAGTACGACCCGCGAGAGTGGTCGAACCAGTACGATTGCACAGTGAATGTCGGACTTGGTACGGGGAACATCGAGCAAAAGATGGCGATGCTCTCGATGGTTCTTGCAAAACAAGAGCAGATCATTCAAGCGTACGGCCCGAACAATCCTTTAGTGTCTGTCTCGCAATATCGTGCGACGCTCGGAAAGTTGATTGAGGCAGCAGGCTTTGCAGACTCGGCTGAGTTCTTCAAGCAAGTAACGCCAGAGGTTGATGCTGCACTTGCACAACCTCAGCAACAAGGCCCAGATCCTGCCGTACAAATGATGATGGCACAGGCTCAAGCGGATATTGAGATCAAGCGTCAAAAGGCTATGGCAGACATTCAACTTGCAAGAGAGAAGGCACTAGCCGAGCTAGAACTCAAGCGTATGGAGTTCGAGGCAGAAGCGCAGATGAAGGCTATGAAAGTCGGCGCAGGCATTACGTCTAACATTGAGATACCAGGATAGATCATGGCACTTCCCGCACTACCTTCTGGCTGGACAAGCTACACGCCACAGCAAAAGATCTCGTGGTTTAACTCAAACGGAACGACGATTGAGGAACTAGTTGGCGCGGGTGTGCCGGAGTCAGACATCACTTGGATGCTAAGTAACGGTTACAACCCACCTGCTCCAGTGGTTCAACAGCCTATCCAACAAGAACGAATTTACACGGAACCAGAACCCGTTTATGAGGAGCCGGTCTATCAGGAACCTGTTTACCAAGAACCAGTCTATCAAGAGCCTGTGTATACACCGCCTGTATACACGCCTCCTCCTGCGCCAACTTACAACATTTTTGGATTGCAGTGGAACTCTGCTGCGCCTCTGTCTACCAAGCAGGGTTACGTACAAACGCTTTTGCAGGCCGGTATAACTGGCGACCAGATCAAGGCAAAGATTGCTGAGTTAGACCCTGCTAATGCTAACCAAGCGGCATATGACTTATTGGGTATACCTTCTGCACCTCCTCCTGTAACCCCAACGAATACGACGAATACGACTAACACGACCGGCTTGCTCGGCGGGAATACAACTGTTCCAACAACGACAGTAACTCCGCCAACGACAACCGTAGTCGAGCAGCCAAGGAATACATCTCAAGACGCAGTTACATTGATGGCGGCGCAGTTAGGTCTTGGCTTGCCTAACGAATGGCAGTATTACACCCCACAGGATAAAGTTAACTGGTTCAACGCTAACAAGGTTACTGAACAAACGCTTAGGAATTACAAGGTTCCTGAGTCAGACATAAGCTACGCAAAGACGCTTGGGCTAGGAACAACAACCGCGCCTCCTCCATCTTGGGATTTGCCAACAGGGATGACTCTTCCCAGTGGTTGGTCTACGTTCACAGGCCAACAAAAGGTCGATTGGTACAACCAGAACAAAGTCACAGCAGACATGCTGCGGGCAATGGGAGTACCTGAGACAGATGTGCAGGGTGCTATCACTCTTGGTTTAGGCCAAACAACTACGCAACCTCCTGCTGGCACGACTCAGCCTCCGCGCACGTTCAACCCTGCGGACTACATGCCGCCCACGTTTAACCTGCCTGCAACTAACTTTGTTCCTTTTGCTACAGGTGGTGGTCAGACAAGTCTTGCCGCGCCCACTACAGGGTTCTTTTACAAGACAACACCTACAGAACAGGTTCCCTTTCAGTTCCAATCGGGTGCTGCTGGCTACACAAACTTACGTCCAATGACGCTAGAGTTTGGCGTTCAACCTGCCGTATCTCAAGTTCAACAATTCCAGCCTGGTTTTTTCAATCAAGCAGGAGTTCTTAAAGATTACTATTGGGCTAAAACAAATCAACAAATAGCAGAAGCCGAAGCAAAAAAAGCTGCGGAGGCCGAAAAGACACCTCCTTCTTATAAAGGCGGAAAGATAACTAGAGATCATTTTGCTTATGAGAAGGGTGGCAAAGTAAAGAGTTTGTTAGGGCCGAATCCAAGCAATCCAGATGATGGCTACGGGTCTTTGCAAGTTGGAGAATATGTCGTGCAAAGGAAAGCGGTTAACAAGTACGGTGAGGACTTTTTAGAAGCCCTTAACGAAGCAAGATTACCTAAAAAGAAACTAAAGAGCCTGCTATGACACAACGATGGGAACGAGCGAAAGCATTACTTGGTGATGAGTTTCTGACGGAAATCTTCGATGAGTTGGAAAAAGACAACATCGAGCGTATCATCAACAGTAATCCTGACGACATTGACTTACGCGAAGAGTCATACGTAGCAATTCGCGCAGTGCGTCAGGTTAAGGCGCGTCTTGAATCTGTTGCCGCCGAAGGCGAGATAGTGAAGAGACGATTTAAGATTTTTAAGTAGAGGTTAGTGTATGGAAAGCAGCAACCCGCAAGGGACTAGCTTGACAGTGGGACAGGCAGCAGATGCCTTCTTGGGTTTAATGGGTGGTGGAGAACCTCCTCCGGAGCAAGTTCAAGACCAGTCGGAAGAACAAGAGGTTGCGGCCAGTGAATCCGAATATGAGGAAGCAGTAGAGGAAGTTCAGGAAGAGGAACCGCGCTTTACGGTGAAAGCCGCAGGTGAAGAGCGTGAAGTGACCCTCTCAGAACTTATCGAGGGCTACCAAAAGGGTACGGATTACCATAAAAAGACTAACGCGCTTGCCGAGCAGCGTAAGGCTGTAGAGGCTGAAAAGGCCGCTGTAGAGCAAGCAAAGCAGGCGAGAGACGCATATTCTCAGCGTTTGCAGGCTATGGATCAGTTCTTGAGCCAACAAATGCGTGGTGAGGATATTGAAAGTTTGAAGGAAACCGACCCGATTGCTTATGCAGTCAAGGTCGCAGAGCAGACTAGGCAAAAAGAGCAGATTCAACAGATTCGTGCTGAACAGCAACGCATTGCGAGAGAGCAACAGGCAGAGCGTGAAGCGCATCTTGAGAAGCACTTAGCCGAAGAAGCGAAAAGGGTAGCCGAGGCGATCCCTGAGTACGCACATCCTGAGAAGGGTGAGAAGGTTCGCTCTGAACTTCGTAGCTTTGCAAAGAGTATTGGTTACTCGGATGCAGATCTAGCAAATGCAACAGACTCTCGCGCTGTGTTGACGTTGTGGATGGCAAGTCAGTACCAGAAACTGCAAAAGGCAAAGCCTGGTGTAACCAAGAAGGTTGCAGAGGCTCCCAAGATGCTAAAGGCTGGTAATGCCACGGGTAAGACCATAGCAACAGAAGCAGCAAAACAGGACTTTGCGCGACTTAGAAAGACTGGTTCTCGACAAGACGCTGCAAGGGTTTTTGAAAGATTTTTGTAATTAGGAGTTTGAAATGACTGTTCCTTCAGGTACATTCCAGACCTTCACAGCAATCGGTCAGCGTGAAGATCTAACCGATGTTATTTACAACATCAGCCCGACCGAGACACCTATCCTTTCGTCGCTTGCTCGCACCAAAGCAACGGCTGTCTACCACGAGTGGCAGACCGACACGTTGG